GTTAAGCCTATGAAGATTAATTCATCTTTAGTAAGCGCTCAAAACAGGGTGAGGTTGTACTGGACAAACATACCTGGAGTTAGCCAACCCAAAGATGAGAGTATTGTACTTAAAGATATTCTTGAAGAATCACCAGAAGATTACACATTAATGTCTGACAAGTTTGTAAATAGAAACAAAGATGCTGGTTGTCTTGTTGATTCTGATAAACCTAAAGCCAGTAGCTTATCTGCTATGGAGTATGTTAAGAATGGTAGACAAGGTGATTACATATTGTGTGGTCGCATTGTAGGAAGAAAGATCAACCCAGAAACAGGTAAGAGAGATGATTACAATCCAGACTTAAAAGCAGAACAAAGAATAGAACCTAGATTAGATGAAAAAAGTGGAACTTTAACCACAGTCCAAAAAGATAATGTATTAATTGTTCCAGAAGCTACCAAGAAAGGCTATACAGAAATAGAAGATGGTGATTGCTTTGATGCGACCTTTATGAGTAGTAAAACAAGACGAGGCAGAAATATGAAAGACAAAAGTAATTGTCTAACTGCTGCGAACTACGATTATATGAGGTACGAGCATCCTACATATAGAAAACTAACCCCTAAAGAATGTGAAAGACTTCAAACCTTGCCTGATAACTATACTGAAGGTGTATCTAATACTCAAAGGTACAAGGCTTTAGGTAATGGCTGGACTGTGGATGTAATAGTTCATCTTCTACAAGGACTCAAGCAAAAGGTCGCTGCATAATGGCTAATTTAGATATTAACCTACACCCTGCTCAGTTGCAGATATTCAATTCCGAGAAAAGGTTTAAGATTGTTGCTGCTGGTCGTAGATTCGGTAAGTCATATCTATCTGCTTGGCTATTGCTTATAAATGCTATTCAGTCTGAGAGTAAAGATGTGTTCTATGTTGCTCCTACCTTTCAACAAGCTAAAGATATTATGTGGGGAATGTTAAAGGATTTAGGTAAGGACCTAATCGCTTCCGCCCACGAAAACACCGCAGTTCTAACTCTGGTAAATGGTAGAAAAATCTATTTAAAAGGAAGTGATCGCCCAGATACGCTTCGTGGAATTGGACTATCTTATGTTGTGCTAGATGAATATGCCTCAATGAAACCTGTGGTATGGGAACAGATTATTCGCCCTACTCTTGCAGATGTTCAAGGTGGTGCTTTATTCATAGGAACGCCTGCTGGCAAGAATCACTTCTTTGATCTATATAAAGATGCTATTGAGGATGAAGATTGGGAGGCTTTCCAGTTTACCTCTACCGATAATCCCTTTTTGCCCCCTGAAGAGATAGAAGCTTCTAAGAAAACAATGTCATCTATGTCATTCAGGCAAGAATTTGAGGCATCTTTTGAACAAGGTTCGGGTGGTATCTTTAAAGAGGATTGGTTTAAGGTTGATGATGAACCAGAAGAAGGTAGCTATGTAATTGCTATCGACCCTGCTGGATTTGAGGCGATAGAGAAAGAAAGGAATTTAAAAAGGTCAAGACTTGACGAAACTGCCATTGCTATCGTGAAGATAGATCGTGACAAGTGGTGGGTAAAAGATATTCTTCATGGTAGATGGAATATTAAAGAAACCGCTAAAAAGATTCTTAAATCTGCAATGAAAGTAGAGTCTGCCACAGTAGGAATTGAAACTGGCTCACTTAGAAACGCAATACTTCCTTACCTGGAAGATGAAATGCGTACTGAGGGCAAGTGGGTTTCGATTATCGAACTTAGACATGGTGGTAAGAAGAAAAACGACAGGATCACATGGGCATTACAAGGAAGAATGGAACATGGTCAGATTTCCTTTAATCCTGATAGAGATTGGAAAGTGTTTATTGGGCAACTACTGGATTTTCCAAATAGACTAGCACATGATGATTTACTTGATAGTCTTTCGTATATAGACCAATGTAGTGTTGCTGATTTCGCACACTCAATAGAATTAGAAGATGATTGGAGGCCAATGGATGCAATTTCGGGGTACTAATATAGATTTCGATAATTTAAGTGACGATGAACTTGATGAGATTGCAGTCTATTCTGAAGATGAAGATACCCTTACAGTAAGATATGCTTTGGCCTGTCATGTAATTGCCAATTTGATAGAAGAGTTTGAACCAGAATCTTTATCGAATATGGATATGGTGGACTTCACTATTTGTAAGATGCTTATTGATGGGCATATTGAAATAGAGAGAAAAAATGAAAGTATTCATTGATTTGAGCCGATTAAAGCGATTATTATTCTCTACCCTTACTACCCTACTACTTTTATAAAATATCCTCTGTAACCACCTCTCACACCCCTTAGAATCGATATAACTGTTTGAAACCCTTATTTTAGGGTATAATATTAGGAAAATTCTTATATAGTTTTATCCCCCCACAATAATACCATTATGCACCCAGAATATTAAAATATGGATAAAGAAACTAAGTACCAAGCATTAGCCTCATGGCTTACCTATCGCCTTGATAGTTGGAGAACCCACAGAGATATAAACTACATCCCTCAATGGGATGAATACTATCGTCTTTGGAGAGGTATATGGCAAGCTAGTGATAGGACCAGAGAGAGTGAGAAATCAAGACTTATAGCACCTGCTCTACAGCAAGCTGTTGAATCTTCAGTTGCAGAACTAGAGGAAGCAACATTTGGCAGAGGGAAGTGGTTTGATATACAAGATGATATGTTGGATCAAGACCCCTCAGACGCAGAATTTATAAGAAATCTATTACAGGAAGATTTAGAATCAACTGGTGTCAAAGATGCTGTTTGTGAAGTCTTTCTTAATGGGGCAATCTATGGAACGGGTATAGGTAAGATAGTCGTGGATCAATCCATCCAACGCTCCCCCTCAGAAGTTCCTGTCGCTGGAACTCTAACTACCACTCGGCAATTAGTCGAATACCCTTCCATAGATATTCGCCTTGAGCCTATATCACCCAAAGAGTTCCTTATTGACCCCTCTGCTAACTCAATAAACGAGGCTTTAGGAGTGGCACATGAGGTAATCAAGCCTAGATACCATGTTGTTGAGGGCATTAAGAGTGGAATTTATCGTGATGTACCCCTTACTGGGAGCTATGACACAGTTAGATTTAGCTATGACCCTGAAACCAAGCAAGCAGATGAGTCAGATTCAGTAAAAATCACCGAATATTGGGGCAAAGTACCCAAAAGATTCCTAAAAGCGAAGGCCGATAAGGATGATTTCGAGTATTCCAAGAAAGATGAGCTAGTAGAGGCAGTTGTTACTATATGTAATGACGAATATATCCTTAGAGTAGAGGAAAACGCCTTTATGATGATTGATAGACCCTTTATTTCCTATCAACATGACATAGTTCCCAATAAATTCTGGGGTAGAGGTGTTTGTGAGAAGGGATATAACCCTCAAAAGGCACTTGATGCTGAAATGAGGGCGAGAATTGACTCTCTAGCACTCACGACCACGCCAATGATGGCTGCTGACGCTACCAGACTACCAAGAGGGATAAAATTCGAGGTTAGACCTGGCAAAACCGTACTAACAAATGGTAATCCTAGAGAGGCTATCATGCCTTTGGATATGGGAACGACAGACCAAACCACATTCTCCCAAGTTACCTCCCTACAGAACATGATTCAGATGGGAACAGGAAGTACCGATACTGGGGCAAGTAATGATACCGCTTCTGGTATGTCGATGCTACAGAGTGCTGCTATCAAACGACAGAAACGCACTTTAATGAACTTTCAGAACACCTTCCTTATTCCACTTATCAATAAATCAATGTGGCGGAAGATACAGTTCGATGTAGAGCGTTATCCTGTAACAGATTACAAGTTTGTACCTTACTCGACTATGGGAATCATGGCTAAAGAGTTGGAAATGACCCAAATGGTGCAAATGTTACAAGCGATCCCCAAAGATTCACCTGCTTTTAATGTCATTTTACTGGCTATGTTCCAGAACTCATCCATCCATAATAGAGATCAGATTGTAAATGCTCTTATGCAGGGTAATGAGCCTGACGAACAACAAATGCAAATGCAACAAATGGCTATCGAGTTAGAAATGCAACAATCACAAGCTGATATTCAGAAAACTCTAGCAGAGGCTAATGAGGAACAAGCCAAAGCAATGAAGTGGCAGTCAGAGGCAATGACTAATCAACCTAATGAGATTGACTTCCAGGAGAAGATACTCAAACTTCAAAAAGACCAAATTAATTTAGACAAGATAGCAGCCGATATTGAGAATAAGCGTAGTGAAACAGCACGCAATATTCCAGAGGTTGAACATCTTAAATCAGAAACAATTTTAAACTTAGCGAAGGCAAGAGAAGCTGGAACTAAAGCAGTAATTAACGGAAACTTTCAATAGACTGAAAACCATCAATGGCTAAACCAGATGAACAGTTTTTAAAAGACAGGCTTTCAATGATGGAGTCAGAAGGATGGCTCGATCTAATTGAGAACTTGGAAGAGATTGAACAGAGTGTTGTTAATTTAGACACGATGAACAATCAAGATGACCTTTTCCATGCGAAAGGTCAGTTGCACATTATAAGATTTATTTTAAGTCTTGAAGATGCAACAAAATTCACGATAGAGCAATCTTAGTAAGACCTTTCTAGGCTCTTTACTAAGACTCTAATCACACTTTAACTTCACAACCCCTTAATGGGGCGAGGATGACCATTATGACGATAGTTGTAGATGACGCTGCTTTGGGCGTTGAAAAAAACCAGGCAACAGAAACTCAGGAAAATGTAGTACCAGAAACAGAAGTAGTTGAAGCCTCAATCGAGGAAACCACAGAAGCAACCGAACCTGTTAAAGAGGAATACAAAGCTCCCGAAAAGTATGCTGGTAAGACTTTGGAAGATGTAATAAGTATGCATCAAAATTCAGAGTCTTTAATAGGCAAACAAGGACAAGAACTTGGCGAACAACGAAAGTTAGTCCAAAGTTTAATCGAAGCACAAAATGCTACGCAAACTACCACCCCACCAGAAGAAAAGACTTCTTTTGAGGATCAATTCTATTCAGACCCAGCACAGGCTGTCAACTCTGCTATAGAAAACCATCCCGAAGTAGTCAATGCTAGAAAAGAACGACAACAAGTTCAGCAACAGCATCAACTTTCTGTTTTAGAAAACGCATACCCAGATTGGCAAGATAGAGTAGCCACTAAAGAGTTTCAAGATTGGGTAGGTTCATCTGAAATAAGAACCGAGATGTTTCGCAAAGCGGACTCTGACTATAGACCCGACTATGCCATTGAGTTATTCGATATGTACGACAAGTTAAACATGATCGACAAGACTCAAGTGGTAAAGAAGGAAGAATCTAAAAAACGCCAGGATGCTTTAAAGAAAACAAGTTCTGAAACTCGCTCAAGTGGCGATTCCATAGGTGGAAAGAAGATTTACCGTAGGGCAGATTTAATCAACCTACAGGTAAGCGACCCTAACCGATACGCATCCCTGTCTGATGAAATTCATTCGGCTTATGTAGAGGGAAGGGTTAAGTAATCATACAATAATAGGAGAAAGTTAAATGGCTTTAGGAACAAACCAAGTAACGACTACTATCGCTGGTAACTTCATTCCTGAACTTTGGTCGGATGAAGTTATTGGTGCATACAAGTCGAACTTAGTGGTTGCTAATCTAGTCACTAAGCTAAACCATAAGGGGAAAAAGGGTGATCAAATACATATCCCAGTTCCCACAAGGGGAAGTGCTAGTGCTAAAACAGCAAACACACAAGTTACATTATCAGCAGCTACCAATACTGTTGTAACTGTAGCTTTAGATAAACACTACGAATACTCAAAATTAATTGAGGATATCGCAGAAGTACAAAGTTTAGCAAGCATGAGGAAGTTTTATACTGACGATGCTGGCTACGCTCTGGCAAAACAAGTGGACACTCACCTACTGAATCTTTCAGAGAGTGCCCAATCAGGTGGTGCAGGAGGAGGAACTACAGATTTCTCTTTTGGCGGTGCTTATATAGGCACAGGCACTACAGTATGGACAGGCTCGAATGAAGCAGATATTACTGATGCTGGTATTCGTGCATTTCTACTTAAACTAGATAATGCAGATGTACCGATGGATAATCGTTCATTGGTTATTCCACCAGTATGTGCTAATGACCTTTTAGGTATTAACCGATTCACAGAACAAGCATACATTGGTTCTGGCGATGCCCTTAAAACAGGCAAGATTGGACAAATCTATGGTGTTGATGTATTCATCTCAACTAACTGTCCAACCTGTAAGTCTGGTGGTGGCACAGAAGATGGTGGTGCAGGAACTGAGCGTGTTGGTGTAATGATGCACAAAGATGCTTGGGTTCTAGCAGAGCAAGTTGGTGTGCGTTCACAGACACAGTACAAACAGGAGTACCTTGGAGATTTATTCACTTCCGATACTATTTATGGTATTCGTGAATTGCGTGATGATGCAGCGCTCGCTTTTGTAGTACCAGCTAGTTAATAGCTAAACCCTAACCCCCCTTAACTGGGGGGTTTCACAAACCGAGATGGCTCAATGAGCATCTCATTTTAATAACTCGCTTAATAAAGGAGAGAAATAATATGAATAATTTAACAACTTTTGACCCATTTAGAAATTTGACAGTAGGTTTTGATAATGTATTTGACCAACTATCATCTTTATCTCAGTTTGAGATACCTAAATACCCACCTTATAACATCAAGAAAATTGATGACAATAAGTATCAGTTAGAAATGGCATTGGCTGGATTTACAAAGACAGATTTAGATGTTGAGGTAAAAGACAACACTCTAACTGTTACTGGAAATTCCTCTGATGACACAGAGAATACTAACAGCTTTGTATATAAAGGCATAGCACAAAGAGCCTTTACAAGACAATGGGCATTAATGGATTATCTAAAAGTATTCAACGCAAGTTTCAAAGATGGAGTTCTTGTGGTAGATATGGAATTAAACCTACCAGAAGAAAAGAAGTCAAAGAAGATTGAAGTGAAATAACAATACCAACCCCTTCTAACGAGGGGGTTATCCCAACCAATTAGGATCGCACTATGCCAATATATGACTATAAGTGTAAGAACGGACACGCCTTCGATCAGATGTGTTCCATCAAGGACAGAAAAGAACCTAAAGAGTGTATTGAATGTGGCGAAAAGGCCACATTTGTTTTTTCGGTGAACAGAGTTAAACCTCATTTTGGCAATACAGATACACAATGGACTATGCGTGAAAAGAAGCGACTTAGTGAAACAGACAAGAAGGGCAATTATAGGAATAAGTTTAGTGGACATATTTAAAGACACAACCGAATCAAATACAGCAAGCCTCCTGGAGATAGATCGCTTTAAAGCCAAGATTATAGAAATCTGGTCAAGGATGCTCAAAGAAGTCTATGACCAATACTATGATGAAGATAGTGA